GTTCTACTTTCCCCCTGACAATAGCTGTAGCAAAGTAATTGCACCTATTGATGTCATAGAAATACATGTCCGAAGACTGTATCTGGCCGTTGACCAGTACATATAACAAAAATAGATGCGTCATACTTCATATCGCTTCTAGCTCGGCCATCTCATAGGTACTCCTACTGCTTGGCTATTAGGGTGCTACAGGCCAAACTACCTCTCTAGGAAACCCTCCCTGAGCAGGAATGTCGCGTAACGCTTGGCGGTATGTCGCCCATGCTGCTTGATCTACTGGCGCTCCGGCGACTTGCGTCCAGTCAGAAGCAGAAAGAAGTTGATCTCTTTCTGCTCTGATTTCCGCTGCTAATGGAGTGATTATGTCGCTTTCCGCTTCGTGATTTGGGTTTGTAAAAGAAGTCCCATCATAAACCCAGCCAATACTTGCGGGGGTTGTTGCTTCAATCAAGTTTGGAAGAGCATCAGCCGAGTCGACTAAAACAATATTTACAACAACATTGTCTTCAATTTGATAACATTTCATTTTTATACTCTCCATTAAAACCAAGAAACGTAAACTTTACCTGCGCCACCGTCTCCACCGGCTTCGTTGTCCCAGCCTCCACCCCCGCCACCACCGGACGGGAAGCCACCATTACCACCAACACCACCGTTTCCACCGCCACCACCGCCTGCGCCACCATGAATGCCCGCCCCATCCGCACCGTTACTACCGTTAAAGCCATCTGCGCCACCGGCTCCACCACCGCCTTGCTCCCAAGATGCACTAGCGCCACCGGCTCCGCCAGCCCTGCCATCACCGCCACCGGCTCCACCACCGCCACCGCCGTACAAAGAACTTCCTCCTTGACCGCCGTTGGCGTTATTACCCGCATAGGTAGCTGAAGAGCCACCGCCCCATTCGCCCGCAAATCCGTTTCTAGTTGGCCCGTTTATAGGAAGAGCGCCACCACCACCAACTTGGGAAAGAATCTGACCATCGCTTCCAAATTGAGTGCCTGTTCGAGTAGAAATCTGCATGGTTGGGTAACCGGTGTTGCCAAATTCATTGATAGATGATCCACCCGCTCTTGCAGTACCACCACCACCTGCGCCTTGTGCATTGCCGCCTTCACCACCGTAAGCGTAGACAAGAGTACCAAAGCTGCTTGTGCCGCCGGTAGCTCCGGCTGCTCCAGTGCCAGCACCGCCCGAACCACCCGCACCAACCGTGACGGTAACACTTGTTCCGGCAGTTATCGGTTCAATTTTAACGCGATTTTGAGCGCCACCACCGCCTCCGGGACCTGTTCGGTTATCTGTTTGCTTGCTAGAGCCACCACCCCCGCCCCCGCCGTAAGCTGCGACTATATACCCAGTAACTCCCGGAGGTGCAACAAAAGTGCCTGAGCTAGTAAATTCTTTATAACCGCCTTTAGTGAGTATGGAGTTAAAAGATGTTCCATCACATTGAATGATGCGAACCTCACTGGGGTAAAGAACAAAACTTGTAAGCCCGTCTATAGTCTCCGAGCCATTTGGGTCTAGTGTAATATCGCCAGTCCCCGAATTTCTAATATAAATAAACCAACCGTCACCTAAAGTAGCTGCGGCAGTAAAGGTCTGCGTGAATGTTCCGCTAGTAATATCAATAAACACGCCGTTATCGTCTGCGTCTAAAATTGTATTACTTGTTCGAGCATCCCTTATAATTTCTGTTCCACCGGCAGGAGCAACAGACTGCCAAGTTGTACCATTGGATGTCAAAACATTACCCGAAGTGCTCGGAGCTACCTCTAAGGGGGCAGACGTTCCGTTGCCTAGCAAAACATTATTAGCGGTAAGAGTAGTTGCTCCAGTACCACCGTTAGCGACAGGGAGAGTACCCGTTACGTTTGTTGTGAGGTCTGCAAACGTAGTTGAGGTGGTCCCCGTGCCGCCGTTAGCGATAGGCAATGTTCCTGTGACGCCGGAAGTCAAGTCTATGTCGTCTAACGTGCCACCTAGTGTAAGGTTACCAGAGCTAGTGACTGTACCTGTAAGGGTAAGGCCGCTGACCGTACCAGTGCCTCCTACGCTGGTCACTGTACCAACCGTACCGGAAGGGTTAGCATTAAACACCGCAGCACCCGCACCGGCACCGTCAGTGACGACCATAGCTTTATCGCCATTGGCAATGTTTACCGTAGCGCCTGAACCCTGCTTGATCGTAATGATCTGGCCGCCAGTAGTAGCGTTGTCGATAATCCATATTTTACTAACAGTATTCGGTCCGAGAGTAATTACTCTTGTAGCCGTTAAGCTAACCCCCGAAGTTATTTTTAAAAACATTCCTCTGGTAGGATCAGCACTAAAATCAGGGATGGTAAACGTCTCATCTGAGTCAGCAGCCATCGCTTTTGTGCCGTAGCCAAAAGCATCAGAAATCAACTCTAAATTGGTATTGGTGCTAGTGCCCCAAGTACCCGACTCGTCGCCTGTTGCGATCTCTTTCAGTCTAAGATCATTGTCATAAGTAGCCATTTATATCTCCAAGATATCAGAGTGACGCATCACCTTGCGCGGCAGGAATGCTCGTCGCATAAAGAGTCATATTTTGTTTCAAGTTTAAAGGCTGACCACAGTCGGAGCAAGTGTCCGCTGCAAGCTCTGACTCATCCAAGTCGTACCCGCAATTTGAGCAAAGTATTTCTATTTCATGCTTGACGACTATTGTGTCTTCGACTTGCTGTGCTTCGTTTACTGTTCTCATGCTGCTATTTCAACCCATATTGTTGACTGTGTAGGGATTATTTCCCCCCAAACTACCACGTTACCTACTGCTCCAGTGGCCTGTACACCAATGGGGTAGACGTTAGCATCCGCCGTAACCGTTTCTATACCTAGGGCTGTTGTACCCTGTATACCGGTAACCTCCACCCGTATTTGCAGGTAGACAGTTGCATTACCTAACCCAGTGCTACCCGCAACACCTGTTACACCCACAATAGCATCAGCTGTGACAGCGGGATTGCCTACGGCTGTTGTGCCTTGCACCCCTACAGGGAACTCGGTATGGCCTTCTTGTATGGCAGCGGTACCTATCGCTCCCGTAGCTTGCACCCCGTTGGGGATATGCACAGCCGTACCAGTAGCAATCACGCTACCTAATGTTGTTGTGCCTACTACACCAGTAACAGTAACATTGGCATCAGCGTTTACCACCGAGCTACCCAACGCTGTGCTACCTTGTACTCCGGTTACACCAACATCAACGCTAATGCTAACTGTGCTGTTGCCTAATGCAGTGGTGCCAACGGCAGACAAGCTGCCTTCACCAAAGGCTTGCTCACCCCAACCCGCACGACCCCAACCATCCAAATAAACAGTAGTATCCCATACGGCATAGTTAGCTATACCCGTACCTTGTACCCCTGTCGCATAGACGGTAGCTGTGGCTGCCGCTGTAGCTGTACCTAACCCAGTGCTGCCCGCAACACCTGTAACATTAACCGTTGCCCCACCACTTACCCCTACTGACCCAACCGCGCCCGTAGCAAAAGGGATAGACGGGTCAGATTCCCACCCGTCAGTGCCCCAAGGATCGTAACCCCATCCGGTTATAGGGACAACAACATCAACCATTAGGCAATCCGAATGATCGCGTTACTTGCATCCGCAGCAGGGAAAACGATAGTAAAGTCACCTGCGGTAGACGTTTTATCAGCACCAAAATCAATCACTGCTACAGCTTTATCAGACTGTGTGCTGTTGTATATCAAAGCACCACGAGCAGTAATCGTTGCTGTTGACCAGGTGGTATCGTTAAAATCCAAAAACGCAGTGGTTCCAGAGCTTGTTGGGGCTACGGTAGTCAGTGTATTTCCGCCCGCCGTGTAGCCAGTGCCTGTCACTTCGTTGCTTGTGCTGTACGCCGTAGTAGTGGCGTCTAGCGTAGCGGAATCAGTGAACAGGGCGATTTCAAAAGTGTCTGCGGTTGTTGCGCCACGCACTACTGTTGTACCAAAAGCATGGATACCGTTAAGTAGCTCTACTTTAAAACTTGTACACATAGCTTGAGTAATAGCCATTTATTTATCCTCACAGTTTTCCAATAATTCGAGCAATATCACTATGCCCTTGTTTAGACAAAACACCAGACAAGGTTGTCCTGTCTGATCTTATTGCTTCTTTCATATAGAACACGAGTAATGCTCTGATTTTTTCTTTATAGACTAAGGCTTGCGCTTTGACCATTTCGTCTGCGGTATCACTTATGTGGATAAACTTGTCCAATGCTCGGTCTGCGATTTCTTCGGGGGTAAAACCACGGTCATTAGTGGTATACACTTTGAATTCTATCGGTTGTTCGGTATTGGCTTGTATTCCATTAATCATGATACGGCAGGTCTCCTAACTAGTCCGGTGCGGTAAGCGTCGGTTATTTCCTTCGCCTCTCCGAAGTTCTTGAGTGCGACCACGGCTTCCATAAACCGTTTGTCGTAATTTCCCATAAGGTTTGGCTCACCTTTCATATAAGTATAGGCCTCGATAAGAGCGCCGTATAGCATTGCCAGCTCCGCGTTTTCACTAAGCCAAGTAGAAGCACTATCCGCACCAGAAGTAAGGCTGTCAGGGCGGTAAAAATAATGCAACTCCACAGTAAAATTATCACTAGGGGTTGGGCTAACAATAAAGTAGTCTGTGTCAAACAACGCATAATACTTAGGGTCACCCGTGGCTGTAGAATCAGGGTTGTATTCTTGAACATAGTTAACATCTTTGTAGTCCAAAAACACTTTGTTGCCACTACCATCTGTATAGGACAAAGAAAACGGAGCTAAAAAATCGCTCGGGCAAACCAGATACTGGTTGCTCGCCGTAGTGTTGGCGGTAGCATTCCTGCGAAAAAACGTAAGCTGCACGTTTTTGAGTATGCGCTCCTCCGCTGCCCGTATAAATATAGGCAGGTTGTTGACAAAACTAGTCTCCGTGTTTTGGGTATAGTCTTGTATCGCTTGCTTTAACTCACCGTAAGTAAAACTCATGACGTAACCACCGTTACCCAACCAACACACCCGACACCGGTAACAGGGCCGAGCGACTCATTTTCCACAACGGGGATACCCACATACACATTGTAAGGCTCCACCCTATCTGTTCTAGGATTATGCAACGCTTGTGGGTCAGCCGGTTTAGTGATAGGTTCTAGCTGAGGGTGTTTTGGCTCAAAACACTCGTCACAAACCTTAAACCCTGTCCACTCCACCTGCATACTTAAATAAGGGTATTGCTGCCCACACCGGTCGCAAATAGCTAACGACTGTATCCCAATGGCATACGTCATTAGTACACCCCGTAATAATCTTTATTTGGTGTGAGCTTTAAATTAGCTCGGTCGCGGTCTTCACTTGCCGCTCTTTCAAACTCTTCTTCGTAAATAGCTTTTAAAAACTGGGTGCGGTCGGGTGCTTTTTTTAAACTAATATAGTAGGCCAAACCCGCTGCCAAACAGGGGTAAAACCTGAACGGCATTTCTAACGTATTCTGTTGCGTATCTGCATCGTCTATACGAACTAACCTATCAAA